GGTGGCTTGAGGGCTGGAAATATCTACGCGGTTGTAGCAAGACCCGGCCAAGGCAAAACAACTTGGATCAACAACATGGTCGCCAAAACGTCGGAGATAAATGACATACCTGTTTTGATGCTCGACACAGAAATGTCCACCGTTGACATCCAGTTTCGCGTGGCGTCTTCTGTAACCGATGTTCCAATGTGGTGGCTTGAGACAGGAAACTTCCGCAAAAACGAAGAGCTTAACTCTAAAGTTAGAAACACATTCCAAAAGCTCAACAAAAAAACACAAGTTTATCACGCTTTTATCGGTAACAAAAATATCGACCAAGTTGTATCTTTGGTTAAACGATGGTATCTGCATACAGTTGGCCGTGGTAATCCGTGTATCATCTCGTATGATTATGTAAAGCTAACTGGCGAGAGCGTAAGCAAAAACTGGGCAGAGCATCAAGCTATCGGTGAAAAAATCGATAAGCTCAAAAAACTGTCCGAAGAAATTGATGCGCCCATTATTACCGCAATGCAGATGAACAGGTCGGGCGAAGCTGGTCGAAATAGCTCTGCGGTTGACGATTCGTCAGCAATCTCTCTGTCCGACAGATTACAATGGTTCGCGAGCTTTGTGGCAATCTTCAGGCAAAAGAGCGTTGACGAACTCGGTAGAGATGGCGAAAACTTCGGGACGCACAAGCTTGTTCCCTTGAAAACTCGATTCCAAGGCCGTGACGCAGCGGGTCATCACGATTTGGTTCGTAGGCCGCTAGAAAATGGATCAGTAGTTTTCGAGAAGAACTATCTAAACTTTACAGTGCAAAACTTCAATGTGGAAGAGCGTGGGTCGTTGCACGATGTAGTTGAAGCTCAACTTGAGCGATTCAACCCTGAAGATGTCAACGAAAACGATGGCGAGGAGTTGATGTAATGGAAGTCAGAGAGATACTAGAAAATATTGGATACACCAATATTAAAGAAGACGCGAAAACCTATCGCATGAAGCCTCTGTACAGAGATTCAAGCAGCGATACAGTTCTCAGTGTGATGAAAGACACTGGCTCGTTTATTGATTTTAGTAAAAATATTTCTGGTTCTCTAAAAGACTTAATAAAAATGTCGCTCGATTTCAAAACCGAGGACGAAGCAATACAATGGTTAGAAAAGAATACTGACGGCCTCGTACTAAAGCCAAAACAAGAAAAACCAATAATTAAAGAAACTAAAATGTTTTCTAAAGACTGTCTTGAGAAGTTAATTAAAGATCATTCTTATTGGAATAATAGAGGAGTTTCTAATCAAACCTTGGAGCTACTTCAAGGCGGAGTGGTTAAAACAGGAAAAATGAAAGATAGATATGTTTTTCCTATTTTTGATTATCAACAAAATTTAGTTGGAGTATCTGGTCGAGACTTGATAAACGACCCAGAATCTAAACGGCCAAAATGGAAACACATTGGCGACAAGTCTCAGTGGAAGTATCCGATGCAAGTAAACAATAAGATTATTAGACAATCTAAAGAAGTTATTGTTGTTGAAAGCATTGGTGACATGCTTGCTTTGTGGGACGCTGGAATACATAACACTGCCGTGGCTTTTGGTTTGCAAGTTGGCTTGGGTCTGCTAAACTATTTCATTCGCGTCGATGTTGACAAAATCATCCTTGCGTTGAACAACGACGCATCAAATAACAACGCTGGCAACGAAGCGGCTCAAAAAAATCTAAATAGATTAACGAGATACTTCGACCACGATCAAATACAAATAGCCCTACCCGAACAAGGAGACTTCGGTGACATGTCTCTCGAACAAATACTAAACTGGAAATCTAATTTATAATTATGAGCGAAGAAAAAATTCTCTCTGCGTCAAGAATCAAGACATTAGAATCTTGCTCTTGGAAATACTGGTGTACCTATCACCTCAAACTGCCACGCTCTTCAAATGCTGGAGCGGTCAGAGGAACTGTTTGCCACTTGGTTCTGGAGCTTCTACTAGACGACAGACACAAGCAGTATGTAAAGACCATAACCGAATCTGGTACTATTGAATCTGTATCATCGATCAAAAAGTTGGTAGAAAAAAACCTAACTAAGCTCGGATACTACAACGAAGAAAACTACGAAATGTGCGACGAAATGATTGTCGTCGGTCTGAATTTAGATTTCTTTGGTGGTAAAGGTGCTTCGATTACCGATCCAGAAAAAGAATTTCTACTGGATACCACAGATGATCCCGACAAGCCGAGTTACAAAATCCTTGGTTACATCGACAAGCCAATCGAATACAAAGATAAAATTCGTATTGTTGACTACAAATCCAGTAAAGAAAGATTCACCGAAAAAGAATGCGAATACAATGTTCAAGCATTGGCGTATTTGTTGGCGGCGAAGCAGATTTGGCCAAAGATTAAAGATACTTCAATCGAGTTTCAGTTTTTGAGATTTCCAGAAAATCCATCTATTGAAATTAAAGCCAACGAAGAGCAGCTAAAAGGTTTTGAAGAGTATCTCGGATATATTTATAGCATAATAAATAACTACACCGAGACAGACGCGCATTCTAATTTCGCCTCTCGTCAACCTCGTCCAGAAAAAGGCGACGGTTTTAAAGGGCCGTTGATGTGCGGCTTTGCAAAATATCCGGGTCAACTCAAAAAGAATGGCGATCCAATGTGGCATTGTGAGCACAAGTTTGCCTATGATTATTACGCGCTTGTTGACAGCAAAGGAGCGGTTCTAAAAACGGCGATGGCCGAAGACGAATTAGATTACTCTAAAGGTAATATCGAGAAACGTCATTACGAAGGCTGCCCAGCGCATCCCCAAGGTTCAAGCGGTTCCGAAGATGACGGTTTTGGATTTTAACTCTTGACATTTCTTAAAAAACGTGTTACTCTAATTAAAGATGATACCGCTATTTAAATCGCAATACTCGCTCGGCAGAAGCATCTTGACGCTTGATGCTCACGGCACTGGTGTCCAGAATGGTCCAGACTCTATCGTGGACATTGCAGTTGAGAATAAATTCAACGAAGTATTTTTGGTGGATGATTCTATGACGGGCTTTCTACAAGCCTACAAAAATCTAAAGGATCACAATATCAAATTAATATTTGGTTTGAGGTTGAGCGTGTGCTCGGACATGCACAACAAATCAGAAGAGGAGTTGGGTAAAACTTCAAAGTCTATCATTTTCGCTAAAAATAAAAGCGGCTACGAAAGACTCATCAAAATATCAACTGACGCCGCTCGAAACGGATTCTATTATCAGCCCAGAATCGATTATAAGACGCTCGCATCGTACTGGAGCGAAGACGATTTGACGCTCTGCATTCCGTTTTACGATTCATTCCTGCATTATAATACGCTAACGTCTGCCGTGTGTTTGCCCGACTTTAGCTTCACAACGCCGACGATGTTCGTAGAGGATAACGATCTTCCATTTGATGATATCATCAGACAAAAGGTTGAGTCTTACGCCGCATCAAACGACCTGAGAGTTGAAAAAGCTAAGAGTATTTACTACATCAATAATAAAGACTTCAAAGCTTATTTAACGTTCCGCTGCGTCAACAACAGAAGCACTCTCAATAAACCAAACCTAGAGCACATGTGCAGCGATAAGTTCAGTTTTGAGAGTTGGAGCATGAACAATGAAAGTTAAATTACTCGATGAAAACATTTAAGATAAGCAACGAAACCCTTCAAAGAGTAAAAGAAAGAGCGGCGAGACTGCCACTATTGAATAATTCTATTCGTAGCGGCAAAGGAAGCATTGTAGCCTACATTGGCGAAGAGGTAGTGAAAAGAGTCCTAAATGGAGAGATAAAAGATACCTACGATTACGATATTGTTTATAGCAATAATTTTAAAATTGACGTAAAAACCAAGGAGAGGACTGTTGCTCCTCGAAGCAATTACAATTGCACCGTCGCAGATTTTAACACCAAACAAGATTGTGATGAGTACGCTTTTGTTAGCGTCCTTAATGATCACTCTAAGGCTTGGTATTTAGGAAAAATATCTAAAACAGATTTTTACAAAAAAGCAAAATTTTATAAAGAAGGTGAGCTTGACCCAGACTCACCCCCCAGCAAAAATTTTTACTTTAGAGCAGACTGCTACAACATTCCAATTTCAGAATTAAAATAATGACTTACAAAGACCCAGAAAAGAGTAAAGCTTACCGAAAGGCTTACCGCGAAAAGAACAAGGACAAGATCGCAGCCTACAAAAAAGCTTGGCGCGAAGCCAACAAGGACAAGGTAAACGCTAAGACAAAGGCTTACCGCGAAGCCAACAAGGACAAGATAAGGGCTTACAAAAAGGCTTACCACGAAGCCAACAAGGACAAGGTAAACGCTAAACATAAGGCTTACCGCGAAACCAACAAGGACAAGATAAAGGCTTACAACAAAGCTTACCGCGAAGCCAACAAGGACAAGATAAGGGCTTACAAAAAGGCTTACCACGAAGCCAACAAGGACAAGGTAAACGCTAAGACAAAGGCTTACCGCAAAGCCAACAGTGACAAGATAAAGGCTAGAGACAAAGCTTACCGCGAAGCCAATGCTGACAAGATAAAGGCTTATAAAAAAGCTTACCACGAAACCAACAAGGACAAGGTAAACGCTAAGACAAAGGCTTACCGCGAAGCCAACAAGGACAAGCTAAAAGCTCAGAGAAAGATTTACTACGAAGCCAACAAGGACAAGATAAGGGCTTACACCAAATCTCACTATGAAGCTAACAAGCAAGATTATCTTGCCAGTGGTGCTAAAAGAAGAGCATTAAAGATTCCAGCCCTATTACCCACAACAGACAACGAACTAGTCAAAAACATTTACAAACAAGCCAAAGAAATGTCAAAAAGGCGGGGTGAAGAATATCATGTAGACCATATTATCCCGCTGTCTATCGGTGGAGCGCACCACCAAGATAACATGAGGGTAATCACGGCTAAAGAAAATCTAGAGAAGCACGACAAATACATCCCCGAACTCGGTGGCATTTGGGCTGACAACGATTTAGCAAGAGAAACTAAAAAGAAATTAGGAATTAAATAATGGACGACCACTTACTTAGATTCGACGAAGACAAAACTCTAGTTTTTATTGACTGCGAGACTTTGAACCTGTGCTTGAACAAATGCCACAATCTTCCGTGGCAGGTGTCAATGATCAAAGTTCAAGGAAACAAAGAAATCGCTCAAAAAGACTTTTTCTTAAAATGGGATACGCATCTGTCAATCAGCGAAGATGCGGCTCGTATCACGCGATACAGTCAATCAAAAATCGATAAACACGGCGTCAAACCAGAGGAGGTTTTCCCAACAATTCAAGATTGGCTAGACAACGCCGATTATATTGTCGGGCATAATATTCTCGGTTTTGACCTTTATTTAATTAAAGATTTGTACGAGCAGTTTGGTGCAGATTACAAACCACTGGTGAGCAAGACAATTGACACAAATTGCCTCGCGAGAGGGGTCAAAATGGGCCTAGAATACCGTTCTAGCGACGATTTGACCTGCTACCAGTACAAGGTCTACCACACCAAGAAAAAGGGCGTTAAATCGAGCCTGACGGCGTTAGGCAAAGAATACGATATTTCGCACGATTACGAGAATCTTCATAATGCTATTGTTGATTTACAGCTAAATATTAAAGTTTGGAATAAATTAAAATGGCAGGTTGAAATTTGATGTTTTTATGTTATATTGTCGTATGTCGATGGATTTCGTTTACGACCTGACAGAAAAGCTAAAAGAGCAAAAAATTGACTTTTTCTTGATTACGATCAGAAAAGGTAAAACAAAAGATAACGGAGATATTTTTTATTATTTTCAAGACGACGATTCAATAGAGAGTTGTCAGCAGATCATACAAACATTTAAGGAACTAGAACAAGATGAAAACGAAAAGCCCAAGAAAAGCCCAAGAAAAAACCGCCGCAAAAAAGACGAAGACGAAGAATAATTTTTCTGATAATTTTGATTTTATTGATTTAGACCTTCACGGTGTACGACTTCCATCATTCGACATCCCAAATGAAGAAAAGCGCAAAATCAAGGTCAGCGAGGACGTAAACAACTACGATTTCTTACGCGCACTTTGCCTCGACGGCTTCAACAAACTAGACCTCAAGAAAGACTCTAAAGAATACGAAGAATATGTAAATAGAGTTAAATATGAATTAGAAACTTTAAAAGACTTAGGTTTTATTGATTATGTTCTTTTGGTTTGGGACGTAATTAACTTCTGCAAGAAAGAGGATATTCCAACTGGTTTGGGTCGTGGTTCTGCTGCGGGGAGTATCGTATTGTATCTAATCGGTGTGACCAAAATTGATCCAGTAAAATATGGATTGTATTTTGAGAGATTCGTTTCAAAGATTCGTGCGAAAAAGCAGATCGTAGACGGAATTACTTATTTGGACGGCTCATTGATGTGCGATGTTGATTTAGATATTTGCTACTACAATCGACAAAAAGTATTACAATATTTAGAAGAAAAGTTTGAGGGTAAAACGAGTAAAATCTTAACTCTTAACACTCTCAGTACAAAGCTGCTAATCAAAGAGTGCGGCAAAATTATCAACGAAATCGAAGATTCGGAAATGACTCGCGTTTCGGGGTTGATTCCAAAAATGTTTGGTCAGGTCAAAGACCTTGAGGAATCTTACGATGAAGTAGAAGAGTTTAAAGATTGGTGCGAAGAAAACCGTGAGGTGTATGACGTAGCGTTGAAGCTTCGCGGTCTAGTAAAGAACAAGGGTGTACATCCATCGGCGGTTGCGATTTCATACAACCAAATGGATGAATCATGCCCGACTGAATTAACCTCAGACAAGAAAACCTTCGTGTCGTCGTTCGACATGAACTGGGTATCTGAGTTTAATGTCAAGCTGGACATCCTTGGGCTACGAAGTGTGTCTGTTGTTGATCAAGCTTGCAAGCTAATCGGAATCAAGGTTGAAGATATTGATGTCAACGATCTAGAAATTTACCGACAGCTTCAAGACTTAAAAGCCCCTCATGGCTTATTCCAGATCGAAGCGGAGACCAACTACAAAGTTTGTCAAAAGGTTAAACCGATGAATCTGGAGCAGTTGAGTGCTGTTCTGGCTATCGCTAGACCGGGAGCGTTGTCGTTCATGGATCAATACGCTCGCTACGTTGAAACTGGTGATCCAGAATCAATCCATCCATTCTTCGATGACATCCTACAGGAAACGGGTGGCGTAGCTTTGTACCAAGAGCAGTTGATGAAGATGGCTCATAAAATTGGGTTCACTCTCGACGAAGCGGAAATCTTGCGGCGGATTGTTGGCAAAAAGAAAGTCGAGCAAGTCAGAGAATGGAAGCAAAAGATCGCGGACAAGATCAAAGAAAACAAGCTCGACCCTGAAATTGGCGATGTATTATGGAAGATTCTGGAAGACTCTGCCAACTACTCTTTTAACAAGTCGCACTCGATTGCTTATGCCGCATTGGCTGCTGCGACAATTTGGCTGAAGTTCAAGTATCCAAAAGAGTTCTTCATGAGCTTGTTGCAAATGACTCGCCATGAGCCTGATCCGATTGCGGAGATATCAAAGATTCACAAAGAGTTTAATAACTTTGGTTTAACTTTGCATCCTCCGCACATCATCAAATCCAAAATGGACTTCAGCATTGAAGACGATGGGATTCGTTTTGGGCTTTTGTCGATCAAGGGAATCTCTGAAAAATCGATTGAGAAGCTGAACGACTTCAAAGACGAATACTCTAATAAATTTGAAATCTTTCAAGCCGCAGAAGAAGCCGGAGTTGGAATCAGTATTCTGTGTCCATTGATTCAAGCTGGTGCTCTTGAGGGCTTCAAGCAGTCTCGCGCAAAGGTGGCTTACGAAGCTCAATTATGGAGCATTATGACCAAAAGAGAAAAGCAATTCGCCATCCCAATGGCCGAAGAGTTTGAGTACGATTTGGTCAAAGTCGTCAAGCACCTTAGTCAATCCAAAGACGACAAAAACAAGCCGATGATCAAAGAGTCCAGAATGGAAACGATCAGTAAAAAGTGCGAAAAGTACAAAGAGGTGTATAATCACAATCGCTCTAACGAAGCGTTCACAAACTGGTACTACGAAAAGAACCTGCTTGGATACACATACGGAAAGACATTATTTGACATCTTTTCTCCAGAGCGTAGGGGATTAGCGCACATCGAAACCGTGAACAACATGAGCGAAAGAGAGCGTTGCGTGTTCGTAGGGCGCGTTGAAGAAGACTCCATCTCTCGCACCTCCAAGAATGGTAATCGCTACGGTAAAGTCCTTGTTGGCGACGAAACGGCAAGTGTTCGGGTTATGATCTTCAAAGAAAAGCTCGATCAGTGCAAAGAGATGAACGGTGGATTACCCAAGTCGGGAGAGATCGTCGTAGTCAAAGGAACCAAGATGGACGAGTGCGTTTTCGCTGACGTTATCTCAGTGCAAGACCGATCCGTAATAAAGTACAATGAGCTAAAAAAATAGTTGACTTATAACCAAAAATCTGTTATTATATTTAAACAATGAGAGTTCAATTCTATAAACCAAACGCAAAAGTAACTGGAACCGCTTGCCAATTTTGGGTCGGAGACGACGGGGCAATTATGGGTTCTTTAATTAAACAAGACGGATGGAATCAAAACACACGCAGCGGTAGTTTCGCAAAGAACATGAACAACCCTGCGAAAAGAGTGATTCTAAAATTTTCTCAAGCTGAAGTCGGAGAAATCGTTCGAGCTATTGACAGTAACACCACGGCTCAAACAAACGGCAACGATGGATTCTATCACCGTTCACAAAATCAAATTACTAAAATCTTTTTTGGTCCTTACGTGAGGGGTGAACAACAAGTGGGTTATTCTTATTCAGTTCAAAAAGAAGATAAAGAAGATTCAACTAACAAAACTAATTTTCTTATTGGATTTACTTTTGCTGAAGGTATTGTTCTAAAAGAGGCTTTGCTTTGTGCGCTTAGAGAATCATTCGTTCAAGCAGCGAATCCCAAAAACTACAAGTCGCAGAACAAGCAGTCTCAGTCCGAACAAGCTCCGCAACCCACTCAACAACCACAGCCTGTTTCGCAAGCTTTTGACGATGACGAGTGGTAAATTTGAGGCCCGTACCTGCCTCACGCTGGTCTCTGAGTGCCACGCCGAAAGGTGCAAGATATGAAACTCAGCAAGGCCGCCCCACCTTGAACCAAGGGGCTAACTTTTTAGTGTCATGCGTAAAAAGAAACTGTTATATCAGTCAGATTTTTCATTAGCTAAAACGGGCTTTGGACGATGCGCCAAGGCTCTTTTGAGCTATTTGTATAAAACTGGAAAATATGAAATTATTCATTATGCTTGCGGCGGCATGAACAAAGGCAATCCAATGTTTAAAAAAACGCCTTGGACAACCATCGGTACACTACCCGATAATAAAGCCGAATTAGAGCAAATCCAGAAAGACCCCGAACTCGCCAGAAAAGCTAATTACGGAGCGGTATTGCTCGATAAAACTATCGAAGAATACAAGCCAGACGTTTATATCGCCGCTCAAGACATTTGGGGCGTAGACTTTGCAATAGACAAACCGTGGTTCAACGATGTGACTTCCGCCATTTGGACCACTTTAGACTCATTGCCCATTTTGCCGTCAGCCCTCAAGCCAGCAGATAAAATTAAAAATTATTGGATTTGGAGTAATTTTGCTACGAAGGCATTGCACGAGTTAGGTCACGATCATGTTGAAACGATGCATGGTCCGTTGGAAGATAGCTACTTTAAAAGACTTCCTGATGAAACTAGATTAAATATAAGAAATCATTTTAAAATTGATCCAGATATTTTTATGATTGGTTTCGTGTTTAGAAATCAATTAAGAAAATCTGTACCAAATTTATTAGAGGGTTACTCTATTTTTAAACGATGGAACCCGAACGTAAAGTCAGGGCTTTTACTGCATACTCATTTTGGAGAAGGTTGGGGTATTGCCAAGCTTGCCGAAGAATACAATGTTCCGCTCGAAGACATTTATACGACTTATATTTGTAAAGCTTGCAAGCATTACCAAGTCTGTAACTTTACAACAGTTGAAAAAGACTGTCCGATGTGCGGTAATAAAAAAAGTCAAACCACAACCAACGTATCTGATGGCGTTACGGAAAATCAATTAAATGATGTTTATAATTTAATGGATGTGTACTGTCATCCATTTACCTCTGGTGGACAAGAGTATCCGATTCAAGAAGCCAAGCTGACCGAGTTGATTACTTTGGTTACAAACTATAGCTGCGGTGAAGAAATGTGCGAAGAGGAAGCGGCATCTTTACCGCTTGAATGGACCGAATACCGAGAGCACGGTACGCAGTTCAGAAAGGCTTCTACCTGCCCCAAGAGCATCGCCAGACAGCTTCAGAAGGTATACGACATGAAGCCCGACAAAAGGGCTAAGATGCAAAAACAGGCTCGAAAATGGGTGCTTGATAATTACTCTATCTCGGTGATAGGTAAAAAGTTTGAAGAGTTTATTGATTCTGCGCCATTTGTAGACTACGATAAAATATCCATTTACGGAGAAACCCCAGACCCATACTGCGACGTAAAACACGAAGGCGATAATAAAGCGTGGCTTGAGAGTTTGTACAAAAACGTCCTAAAAAAAGACCCAGAAAAAGAAGAAGACGGCATGAAACACTGGCTCGAAAGAATAGAGCGTGGTGAACCATTGCAAGAAATTGAAAAATACTTTAGGCAAGTAGCAGAACAAGAAAAACAAAATCATTCAAATAATAAAAAAGATTTTACTGATTTCTTGGACAAAGACGATGAAGGTCGGCGTATTCTTTATACAATGCCAGTTGATGATTCTAATGTGTTTTTGTCTACTAGCTTATTTGAGTCAATAAAAGAGCAGTACCCAGATCATAATTTATATGTTGCTACCTCTGCTCAGTTTGAATCTATGCTGAAAGGTAATGATTTTATCCACAAGGTAATTCCATTCTTGCCGCAAATGGAAAACCAAATGTGGCTTGAAGGACAGGGTAATCACAAAGGGTTTTTTGAAATTGCGTTTTTAGCGCACGTTGGAACAGAAAAAATTATTGATTATCTGCACAACGGCAAAGATAAAATTGCGTTTGATATAAAGGGCTAAATATGCACAGTTTAGAAAGATTTGCTTTATCTACGGGCGTAAAAATTAAAACGCCGAAAATTTATGAAGATTATTATCCATTAAAGGATGAAAAGTTTATTACGTTTTCTCCAATTGGAATCGAAACCAATAATTACAGCTACTGGGACGAAGTTATGGAACTTGTGCTTCCCAAGCTTGAGTCTTTAAATATCAAAGTTTATCAATTTGGAACTGAAGAAAAAGTAATAAAGGGTTGCAAACTAATACAAGGCCCAAGTTACAATCAAGCTTCTTACATAATCAGCAAGTCGATTTTGCACGTTGGGGTTGATGGCTGCTTTATTCACTTCGCCAACAACAACCAGAAGAAAATTGTTGCGCTTTACTCTCATGTACTCGCCAGCCACAAAGGCCCCTATTGGAAAGATAACGCCAACCACGTTATCCTTGAGCCAGAGAGAACCGATACAAAGCCGCCTTACGCCGCGCAAGAAATGCCTCGTTCAATTGACACCATTGAACCAGAGAAAATTGCCAAAGCTATATTTAAACTTCTTGAAGTCGATTTTGATTACGACTACAAAACTGTGGCTTGTGGTCGAGATTATAATTTAAATTTTGTTGATTTGGTTCCGAACAAGCCAATGGAGGCTTACGGAGTTGATATCGGTAATTTTAGGGTCAGAATGGATTTGTTTTTCAACGAGCAAATCTTAAACCACTCTCTGAACAATGCCAGAGGCGCGGTAGAAATCATAACAAATAAACCAATAAATTTTGATTTACTCGCGGCGCACAAAGATAAAATTAAATCAATTATTTTTAAATACGATAACGAAACTCCAGAGCTTAACGGCTGGATCGAGCGTTTATCATCTTTGAAAATTAACTTTGCTTTTGTTTCTCACCTACCAGAAGAGCAACAAAATCAATTTAAACTTAAATATATGGACTTTGTATTGCTACAGAAGCTAGAACACAATACAAAAGAGAATTTTAATATAGAATCAACAAAAGACTTATATTATAAATCTAATAAAATTATTTTAAGTGATGGTAAATATTATCCAAGTATTTACTGCATGAAACACAATTTGCCTGTAGATGGCCCCGTAAAAGAGATTCGGCCCGTTGTCGATGATCCTGAGTTTTGGAAAGACTCTGACGACTTCATAATTCTAAAAAAAGAAGTTGACTAAAAATCAAAAACGTGTTATATTTAAATTATGCCTAGAACAAAAACTGTAAAACGACAAGCCTTTGTAAGAGACGAAAGTGGGCTGATCACACAACCAAAAATTGACTATGTTTTCAATGAAGATGGAACCGTGGATTGGCGTAAGATGGTCAAAGAAGAATTTCTTGTACCTAACAAGCAGCGCACCAAAGAAACCGATGTATCTAAATTAGAAGATTATCAATTGATCGTGCTTCTCGGCGGAATCAAAGAGCTTGCTCAAATTCGCGGATATACTAACGTTCGATACGATGTAGTTTCTCCGTCCCCAGATTACGTGGCAGCGACATGCTCGATTGATTGGATTCCTAATTACGAGACTGAAGACCGACCCGTTACTTTCTCGGCTATCGGAGACGCTTCTCCAAACAACACCGAAAGCTTTGCTCGTTATTATCTTGGTCCAATTGCGGAGAACCGCGCTTTTGTCCGCTGCGTTCGGAACTTCTTAAAGATTAATGTTGTGGCTCAAGAAGAGCTTGGTAGCACTAAAATGTTCCAAGATGATTCACCCAAACAAACCGACCCCAAGGCTTTGCTTGAGAATGTCATGAAGGACAAGGGTGTATCTTTTGAGCAAGTGAGAACCAAGCTGATGCAAGAGAAGTTCTCTGGAGCGGAAGCCTTCGAATCTGTATCTGATATTCCAAAGGGTAAAATCTTTGAATTGATTCAGCGAATCAATAAAAAGTAAACTAACTGGAACAAATAGAGGCTCCGGTATCGTAAGATAATGTACCTACGGTGCTAAAGCCAAAACTGTAGATTCCGGTTGGTTCGGGAGTAGGCTGACCGTAATTCCAACTATAGTCAGCAGGGCCATAACCAATCAGTTCACCCAAAGAGCCATTAGTGCTACCTTTTGTAAACATTTCCCACTGTACAAACGGGAAACCGAAGCTCGCATCGTGTTGTAAAATAATATAAGTACAACCATCCGGAGGTAAACTATCTGACCCAAGGTTATAACAATTAGCGCAGTCTTTAATATACATGTCCGCGTTGTTAAATGAATCAGTGTAGCCCGCGCCAGAAAGATTGACTCCTGTTCTTTTGTACATTTTATCACAGAAATCGAGATACCCATACAGCGTTCCAGTAAAGACCGCGTCTGGCTCTCCAGATGTACAACTTGCCGAGGGTCCAGAGGGGCCAGAGGGGCCTGTCGCCCCCACGGGAGAACAACCGCAGCACCCGCTGCCGCTACCATCAACACTAAACATATTTAGAACATAACTCATGCCCGATGTACCCCAAGTGGCTGGAGAGTCGCCAGTAAAACCATCGGTAGAATTGTAGCCGCTATTGTTTCCTGTGTCGCATCTATAACTAGTATTATTTATATTAAAACAGTTTCCGCTGTCGTGCTTGCCGGGGCAATTAAGATTATAATAACCAGTAAAATTACTGTCAGCGGGAAGAAAAGTGCTCCAGCCAAAAACCCCCGAATAATCATTTTCTAGGGTAGTTTTAATAAAAGTGGAGTCTTTACTTAAAACACCGCTTCCAGTTAGCGGATTCGAAGTAATATTTTGATTGTTACCAGCAGCCTTACCCAAAGAGTCTCCGCTGTCATCAAAAACTTCTAAATCATAATTCCATATTTGTTTTTGCGGGTTAGATGGAGCATATCCGCCTGTCCAATATAAATCTCCACTTACCGTGGCCCGAATAATGCCCGTGCAATCGTCATAAAATGCTAATTTACTTCCAGTTTCTACACAACCAGTTCCAGAAGCAGTAACATAAGCCCCGCTTATTGATCTACTGCAACTGACACCGCTGTATCCTGTGATTGTGGTTGTGCCTGAGCAGCACCTAGAATTTTCGTAATCATTTAAACTAACATTATAAAAACCAGAGGAATCAGTTAACCATTGAACTAAATCTCCTGTGGTTCGACCACCTGTAAAATCTCCAGAATATTGATCTTTGTAAGCGCGAACAAACAAATTAATCATTTTACCACTAAGAGAAGAATCTAATTCTAATTTTCTACCAGAATATAAATTTTTGACTTTTTGACATAAACTTGGATCAGGTAAAGTTGCGCCATTTGTCTCTCTGTAGGCGTCGTTTAAATGAGGTTCGAAATGTGGGCGATAATCATCACTATAAAATCCTTGATTAGCCAATGGCTCTGTATCATACAATGGAAATGAATGACCCCAATTGCTGGTCGAAGCTGTGGTTCCAGAGTCGTATATTTCTGTTATTTTTTCAAAAGCGACTTTAGATTCCGGTAGGTCCATGCAGCCTTGCATAGATACGGTCCAATTATTGTGAATGTATTTAGAGCCTATGTAATAAAAATCAGACTGACCAGCTTTGGTTACTAATTTAGAGTAAGGGGTGGAAGAGATAGTGTTTTGATCACTAGTGCTTAAATAATGAAAAGCTCCAACTCCAGAAAATCCGGTTTCATCTCCAATCGAAGGCTCAGAGTAGTCGTCCTCGCTTGTTCCTTTATATACTAAACTATAACCACTAGTTCCAGTAGATTCAAAGCTAAATTCATAACCCCCAGCGATTACTCCGCTTAATTTCCCCGTTACTTCCCAAGCTGTATGTCCGGGCGTTTTGCCTGTTATAGTAACCAATACAGGGCTTACTCCTGTACCGGAGGGAACAAAAGACAGCCAAAAACTATCGCCTATATTTAAATCATTAAAACTACTACCGGGATACAACCTAACATAATTATTTGTATTAAAGAAATAAGGGAAGCTAGTAGAAGTTTCAATCTCTCCTCCACCTAAAAATTCTGGCACTCGTTTATGGCAAACATGATAACCCGGAATTGTTGTTTCATCTACGGTATGATCTGCTCCAAATACATCCGTTAAATCGGCTAATCTCGCCCCGGTAGTTAATTTACTTTTAATATAACTATCGAATCCACTAAATACAGAAGTATTAGTCCATATAGTATCGCTATTAAACGGGTCTTCGCAAGAAAGGCCGCTAATGTACCTCCAATCCCGACTCTCAATCATGTGATCTGTTATCGGTTCACCTGTGCCAAATTTTAAAATCGGTCTTGGTGCATCACATTCATCATCACCCGGATCATAATTATTTAAATCTGAATCACTTGATCCATCGTAAGCAATCTTTGGAAAAGACCCAGTAATATCATCGAACGAAACTTTTGAACTTCCACTCGTAACCTCTCCATTGGCTGCGCCTGTTCCAACTAAAACAAAATCACCACTTTCATCAACAGCTAAAAAGTATCCTGAACGATTAGGTGCTGTCACTACTGAATTCAAGCCACCTCTTCTGGGCCTTCGCTCTAAATAAAAAATTAACGTTGGTTCTTTTTCGTATACTCCAGTATGCTTTGGGTCAACAACTGGCTGAAAACATTCATTAAAAGCGTATGCATCAGAACCCGGATTGACACCAAAAGGGGTTGAGTATTCAGCGCAATACTTATTTGGCCGAGTGTAGTAATTTACTTCAGCCATTAATTCGTAAGTATTATAATCTAACGATGAGTCACTCAGATCACTGGACATTACATGCCTGAAGCCAGATTTATCAGTTATGCTTATTCGCCCTAGACTTACAGGCTTTCTGTAATAATAATAATCACCAGTTTGAGCACCAACCCTAGAGGGACAATCTCCTGATGCTCCAGTTGTACAATAATTACAAGACAAAGGTAGCGTTTGCCACACGCAACAGTTTACTCCGCCGCTACAAGGCGAACACGGCCCTTCTCGATAATCGGAAGGTCTTGTTCCGCTATATTCATAGCCTATTTTTTGGCATCCGCAGTCGCTCATTATTAGCTTGTCGGGCCACTTGGACCACTTGAACTTGTCGGGCCTGTTGGACCACTTGAACTTGTCGGGCCTGTTGGACCACTTGAACTTGTCGGGCCTGTTGGACCAGTTGCTTCGTCACATCCAGATTTAAATAATATTCTACCACTAATAGTCACACCGTTTTCGCAAAGAGCAATGCATTTTGGATTATATCCATCGGGTAATCCGCCGCCGCCGCCACCAGATTCATTCCAAGCTCTGCCAGCGCGGTTTTCGTCTACGAAATGATTTGCACACTTTGCACAACCAGTCTCAAACAAATCGCCCCAGTAGAGAAAATATGGATAATTAGCAATACAATCATCATAATAACTTTGATGTACTGACCTTGAAGTATCTAAAGGTTCTGATATTTTTTTTGTGAAATTAATTTTATCTCCGCTTTTATATGGCGGAGTTATATATTCTGTTTTTCCAGAATAGCTCCCAGCAGGAGCACCCGTTCTTTGTTGTAAATTTGCAGGATTTCTACCCCAATCTCCGCTACCAAAATAATCTAAAGTTCTTAAACCAAGGGGTCGCGAAACAACAATATCTATTCCAGTTAAATCACCAGCAGAGTCATATCCACTTGTTTTACAAATAAGAAAATCATCACAAATAGACTGAACGATAGCTATTTGAGAATCTTGCTCGCTTACTTCTATTCTTTCGAATGGCATTATGTAAAGTCTCCTGTAATATTTTTAGTTGCAGATAAACTTCCAGACCCAGACAATGAGAGCGTAGCAATATAATCTTTTCCGCTTATCTTGCTTTCAGTTATTTTTGTTAAAGCATTCTTTTGTTCGTAAACTGTGTGCGAACCAGTAAAGTTACCATATAAATAAGTTACGGCGTCTATATCAGAACCAACATACCCGCTTGTTAAAGATGGATTTTTAGTTTTTGATGGGTAGGTTGTTGGTGAACCATCTAATAACTGTCCAGTGTTATGTAAATTTATACTTGCTGACAATCCAACAGAATTAGTTACTGAATTGTTGTCAAATTCATTGTCGATCCCCAAGGCCATTCCAATTGATTGTGCGGCTATAAATGGAACACTGTAACCCCCCACGCTTACATGATCTAACAAGCCACCATCGTAGTAACTATCAGAAGTTTCGTCTCTCCAAATTTGAGTTGTAGATAAAAATATGTTGCTGCCAGAGCCGCCAGATACAGTAAAGTTATTACCGCTCTCTGGATAATAAGCCGTATATATACTTGGCGTGGCAGATGCACCGATTCTTATATCACCAAGATTATTGGTTCCTACGGCGTAGCTGGCGTTAGTGGCTACTCCAGTAGTAGTTTCTAAGCCCAAATTAACAAAATTAACAGTAAGACCAGTAAAAGCGTACTCGATGTTTCTCTTCCAATATTCAAAACCAGTCGCAAACATTCCAGTCATGCCAGTGAAAGAAAGGTTCGGATAGCTAGAATCATAATCATCAATTTTCTTGATTGTGCCTAAACCTCCATGCCCCGAAGTTCCGCTATCAATAAAACTATATTTAATGTCGATACTGCCTGTAGAACCTTGTAGAATTGTTCCTGTGATTACTTCTTTGAGTTTATTAACAACATACAATCCGTTCATATCAGGACTAAATGAAATAGTCGGCGGATTAGAATATAAATTACTATATGTTGTTTCTTCTGTGTGTGATCCAGTTAAATAGTTTGTTACTGTTTTTACTTCAGAAGGGGTTATAATTTGTTGTTTTGTTTGCTCTAAGAACCTGACTCTTGCATTTATATTATTTTGTGTAGTATTTACAGAAGAGTTGTATTCTGTTCCAGATGTTTGATTTCCACTAGGATGAGCCACTTCATTTGGATATCCAGTGTAAATAGATTGCCATACAGTTCCTGTATTGAAATTCAAAATTTGAGAGTTCGTACCTGTGGCTAAAGTCCAAAGCCCAGAGAAATGAACGTTGGCCTGTTCTCCAGATTTAGTTAGAGGTACAACGGCCACGGTAGTCCCAGTGTCAGTGAAAAAGCTGGTTATATTTCCATTCGATCCCGAAGAGAACACTGAATTACTATAATTTAAATTATTGATCGCTCCAGAGTAACCAAAGTAATTACCAGTATAAGATAATGTATTTGGCTGTATGTTGAATGCGGTTCCAGAAAATCCTGTTATTGTGTTTGCTGTTGAATATTTGTTTCCGCTAATTGAAATAGTTATATTAGTTGGGTCGATGTAATGACCACTATTTGTAATATTAGCTCCAACTATAGTTTTAAATACTACGCTGTCTGATGTTCCTCCAGAGTACAAAACGTCTCCGCTAAGGTAATCTGCCATTACCGCAGTGCCAGAAGCTTGCTCGTCTCCAGTATACGTTGAAGAAAATGTTATTGTTGGAGTTCCTGTAAATAATCCGTTGGCAATAGAGCCGAACTGCAATCCTGTAACTAAATTTCCGCTTACGAAATCACCCGTGGTTCCGCTGTTGTGCGTTAACTGGGCTGTGAGCGGTGAGCCTCCAGTAACTGCTAATAAATTATTTGTTAAAGTATAATTTAAAGTATAATCTATAAAGCCGTCACCCGTACCCGTAGAAATTTGTATGGAGTTGTCAGCCGCCGCTCCACCCATAACGCTATCTCCGTTGTTCGTGAGATTAAACTCTGACCCGCTTGTTGGGTCTGATAAAGATGCGGTTGATTGAAATCGTTTTGATACAGTACCAAAGTTAGTATACAAATCAACATTAAATTGATAATCTGTATTTAATATCGCGCCTCCTCCACCGTGCTGTATTTTGATAGGTAGCACTCCAGTTCTGGATGTGTTCAATCCAGTTATGGTAAATTCTAGCGGACTGTTTACAACGCCGGAGAAAACTTGAAAGTTATATCCAGTATCAATACCACTTAAATGACCAGTTATGGCGTCAGAATAAGTAAAAGTAGTTGGAAATATTAAACTATGATTAAAATTATCTGTTTTAACGGTTACGCCAGCTTCAACTTCACATCCACTTAAATCAAAATAGAAGCCTTGGGTATTTCCAGTATATTTAGAGCCGCCGAATAGAATATCTTCGCCGTCAATAGAGTACTGATATCCAGAACCAGAAATGCCTCCAGCTAAAACAAATTCTTCGTCTTTACCGTAAGAAAAAACGTAAGAGTTGTCAGGATCAAAGACTTTGCCTTTGTCGAACACCCATTGCATTTTTGAACCATTGCCAGAAAATCCAAAACTGCCGGAACCAGTAACATTATTAATAGACATATCAACAGAGAAAGTTAATCTATCTCTATCTAATAATGATCTAAATTTTGTTCCTGTAAAATTCATTAAAATGCCCTTATGGCTCCGTTTACTTGTCTTATTAAAGCTTCTTGACTTATTGGTGTCGGAGGTCTACTAGAATAATTAAAGCTTATTCTCATGCCGTTTTCGTCATAACTTACATTGAAATTTTGTAAGCCCCAGCTTATATCTAAATATGGGAAAAGCGCGGTAAAGTTTTGTCCAACCATTTCAAAACTCAAGCTTTCATTTGGGGCTAAATTATCAACTTGGGTCATATTTGAAATAATATTATGATATTCCTGCAAAGTTATTGTATTGCTATTATGAAGCGGTGGTTCGTCTGGGTCTTTACCAATTTCTTGATTGTTTGGAAAAACTAACAATGGGTTAAAACTACCCGCGCCTTCATTTGATGGTCTTGTTTGACCGTCTTGCTTTTCCATATAGTCTAATTGACTTGGCACTTCATGAACATTTACCCTGTAACTCATAGCGTTTCCGCCGTGAGTTAATGCGCCGAGATGTTGTATGATTCCGTCTTGTGTATACCTCAATTCTTCGTCCATGTGAAGATACGCACTAAATGGAGCCTCTGACGGAAGAATAAAATAGTGAGGTTTGCGTGTTAGTTTTACCTCTGTCTTTGTGCTGGAACCTCCTCTATACGTTATAGTATACTCAACCTTTTCTCTATGGATTACAGATATTTCAAACCAGCGCGTATAAACGTTAGTCAATCCAACTAATTCTGGTTTGAATGTGTCTCCTTCTGGACACTCACAAATATCTTGAAATACATCTAAATCGCAAAGAAGTTTACATTCAGATTCTTCTTCTTCGTTTTGTTTATTTGTATTGTCTAAATATTCGTATCTATTAAATTTATTCGCAGGAGAAGTTACAGGCGGTTGATAAAAATTATTACTATTATATTTTGCACCGTTGAGACTGGTATTTATACCATAATATAAATTCATTCTTTCCAGAGTTGGGAAGAATAAGAGGCTGGGCCTTTTGGCTTCGTCTTCGATAGATTCCAATTTGTCGTATATGTCTGGAAATAAATCCTGAATAAGATTACCCAACTTAAAACTAGCTTTTCCTTCTACTGGTGAGAACGACGGTAAAAGGTCTTTTAATACTTCTTCGCCACCTTTGTTGAAAAGAACTGGCTCTAAATCAGAGTCTTTGAAGCCATACGACGGAGTTCTGCTAAACAAGAAAAATTCACTACCAGCGTATTCTCTAAGATTATAAGTTAGGCTAGAAGCTTGAGACGCTGTGACTTCTTGCTTTATTTGTTCTCCGGTTGCATCTACGTGTCTTAAAATTTCAAGAAACGGAAGCTCGTGAATGTTTTTGGCGTCATACTCTTCGACATTACCACCAGCCCTCAAGCTCCAATCTCTTTTGAAGTTATAAAATTGCTGTATTCCCTCAACTGGCCCGCAGTTATCAATATCTGGTCCGGGTTTCGCGACAAAATAATATTGACCAATAAAATTAGCAATTTCTTCTTCCCATCTTGTCCATTTATCTTCTAATTCTTGATTATAAGTTCCGATGGCCAAATGAGAATGTTTTCCGTACTTGTCTTGAACTCTCTGTCTTTGTATATTACTAAAACAAGTATTTAATAGATCATATTTTTGTCTATTAGATAAATTTTGTCTTATATTAAGGCCCAAGCATTTACCGAGAGTTTCTATGTTAGATAAATCAGTAAAATTATTTGTTTTTGTGGCAATGAGCCTAAAGTTATAAAGAGTTCTAAGATTTTTATTAAATTTAGCTAATACGCTTGAAATAATTAATTCATCTTCTGTTCTGCCGCCGGAGATTTCTTCAAATTTATCAGCCGGAAATAAATGACTTAAAGTTAGAGGTGTTAAAAATACTCTTTTGTCTATAGCTTTAGTTTTTTCGATTGTCTTTTTAGGCTTGCGGTAAGATGTGATGTGGTCTTGATTGTATGTTCCCTCAAGGGACGCGCTTGAATTCAAGCTAGTGATGGCAATATTGTTTCCGCCTAAATTACGTTCTCTGATTGATTGAACTTTTGTACGAACCACATCAATCGCATCAGGTCGTTGGGGGTATTTTAAATCAAAAAATTCAATTGAATCATTTCCGTTTTTATCTCCAGAAAAATTCCATTTCCAAGTATAACCATAGAGATTGCACCACTGGTTTATAACATCACGCAATGATCCAGTAAAGTTTTTGCGTATGTTGAAATTAGACGCCGCATCAGGTCTTGCGCTTGCATTTGGAGTTTTAATACCAAGTAAATTATTTATAGTAGCACGCAAATGAGTCCAAGTGTACGTAACTTCTGCCAAATCACAAGGAGCGTTTTTGAACTCTTCTTGACCAATAATAATTGCACCACCTGCGGGCAAATGAAAAACGTTAGTTACATTGGCTTCATCAGAGCCTTGTATGTAAGGAACCTTTGAAGGTTTTCCATTTGAATCAACCCTGCGCGTTCCGAGAGCTTGCCCGTAAGATTTTGGATGCGACGAAACCCAAGGATTTTTTGCGTTTGTTCCCCATGCTGGAGCACCAGTTGTCCAACACTCATTTGAGCATTCTACAGGAAGAAACCAAAAGTTTTGCTTTTGTATTCGCCAAGAAACGCCATTCTTATAAAGACCTGCGTAGTTATCTGGACTAGCATCTTGATTCAATAAGAGGACTTGAATTTTATCAAGAATCAAAGACCCGTCTTTAAATTTTACAGTGAGAGTTCTGTTGGCTCCGCTCTGACTAACGTTGAACTCATAAAGGAAAAGCGTCTTTAAAAATATTTGATTTTGTCGATCAGCTACATCGCCTATGTATAAACTGTAAGGTAAAAGAGTGCTAAGAAAACTTTTGTCTATGTTGTATAATCCCGTTTCATTGATTATACTCATTTCAACAGTAGCGGGGTCTGAAGTTGTGCTGCTGCTTACATTAATATTATAAATATGACCACCGAAAGCTTCTCCCAATGGAAAGGGTCTTGCTCCTATAAGTCGGACTTGTTCTAGTCTACGGTAAGCCATTAAAATCCTTCTCCCTCTCCATTATATACATTAAAATCATCTATAAATCTAATTTTATTTTCGTTATTTAAAAGGCTGTTATCAGAAACTAATTTATAATTTTTATTTCTTAGTATTCTTTGTCCGTTAAGCCAAACTTGCTCAGATAAAAAGCCGCTAGAATCAGTAAATAGTTCGTCGTTGATTCCTGTAATTCTATTATTGAAGCTTTGTCTTGGTGCGGCCAGAAGTTCGCCCGTGGCTCCATGTAATGACCCTGTATTTACAACTATGCTTGTGCCGCTTTGATAATAGTCTTCTCCAGAACCAGAAAGCAGCTTCATGCCGTTAAGATAAATATCATACGATCCCCAGTTTTTGGAAACGATTGTTTCGCCAGTGTAATCATGAGCTTCAGAATTAAAAGCTCCAGTGTATTTATCAAACACCGAATCAAAAAGCTTACCAGAGAATGAAACTCCAGATTCTAGATAAACTTTTCTTGAACCGCTTCTGTAATAATCTCCAGAAAGAATAGAAGCTCCAGAGGCCGTACCACTTCTTTGGTAAACGCCGTTTACAAATAAGCTGAATTTTTCTCCGCTTGTATAGCCAGTTGTTAAATCTAAATATCCAGTGGCAGATAATACTGCGTTTGGATTGTAATTAGTATTAGAGTTTATAGAATAAAAATTGTAGACTTCTAAACTTCCAGAGTTTGTTATCTCGTCGAAAATTGTAAGATTATTTCTTGAGTATTTACTTAGAAGAGAATTATCGGTCAAAATTTCAGGATCAGCCAAAGTTAGTCTTGTTCCCGTTAAAACAGTTGAACTTGAACTGTAGGTAACCGTTGTTCCGGTTAGCCCTCCTGAAACTCCAGAGCTTACATAGACATTAACACCTGAACCGCCGCATCTTGAAGATATGGTTCCAGACAAAACGTTTTGATAGCCCGTTATTCCGCTGCCTGTTACGCCAGTTGTAACTGTTGGATACCCAGAGAATCCAGTATATAGAAATGTTTCTTCTGTTCTTCTTTGCTTTAGATAGCCGCTTGATATCATCAATTTGGCTAAATTTCTTTTATCGGTCTCGGCAAGCGCGTTGTCAAAAATCAAAAGATTATCCAAGTAACCGCTGAAGCCAGTATAGTCAGCCACGCCCGTTTGGTAATAATCGCCAAAATAAAGTTTATTTGATATTGTTAAATCTGTTGCGCCTGAAAACGCATCGGATATATCAAAAGTTCCTGTAGAGCTAGAGTCATAAAGAAAATCATGAAAAGTTAATTCTACGCTTTTAGAGTTTGTTGACTTGCTTATTGATATTATATTTTTATCGCCAAGCTCGGCATTTAGGGTTTTGATGTGCTTTGCGTTGCCAGAGTCTTTGTACTCAAAGTAAAGTTTTTGTGCGCCGTTTAGTCCAACGCTAAACCCAGAACTGTCTGCGCCAGAGGTGTAGCTTGTAAATAGAGTTCTTCCTAAGTTTCTGTTTGCGGAGAAGTCGTCAGATTTGTAATTAAGAATAACGGTCCAATTTTCTTTATCGAACTTGTGTCCGACTTGAACCGCGCTGTTACCGTCAAAGTACCCAGAGCCAGAAACGCTGTTGATAGTTTCGCCGCTACATAAAGATACCAAAGGATATGTATCAAATCTTACATTACCGCCCGAAATAGAACTTCCTGTGGCATCGCTATATTTTTCATTAAACGTATAATCACCCGAATACTCGCCAAAAGAATAAAAGCCGACTAAACTCCCGGTATCGAGAGAATAGTCACTTAAATAATCAAATAAAATACTTCTATTCATGAGGTATTTGTACGTGTCTAAATTCTGTATTATAAGTTGGATTTGTTATATTTTGAGTATATGTTTGGCTGGCCGTAAATGTTCTTCTTTGTTCAAAGTAGCTTACATTTTCTGACATCAATAAAGTATCATTATTATAATTTAAATACCTGAATCCAATATTATCTAATAAATTGTTTCCTAATTGTTCTGCAAAAAATTTCTCACTGGCTGTGGCGGTGTCATTAATTACTTTAATTCTATTTGTTTGGCCATTATCTATCCCTATATTATTATAGTTAATATTGACGTTAATGTTCACATTTTCTCGGTTTGGCGCATTTAAATCTACCACCGTATAATAACCGTTCTCAAGAATGTGCTGACTCGGCCTAAGTTGAGGAATACTTGGGGTGACATTTACAGAATACGAAGCCTCGGAGAATATATTCCCGTTAGTTGTATCATTTCTGAAATAATCTTTATTGGTAAACGAAGCGGATACAGATATTTCGGCGGTATTCGGATTTTTGTTCACTGAGAAATTATCCATTCCAACCCTCAAAGGGAATGTTGTTCCATAAATTTGAGTATAAATTTCATTTGTTTTTTCGTATAAATAATCACTGTTCTCTATTGTTCCTGTTAAAAATGCTTCAGCAAAAGCCAGCTTTTGTGCGCTGTTTGTTCTACCGATAATATTTCCGTCGATTGTGGCTGTCGTTATTCCAACAACCTCGTCGCTATCAAAACTAATAGTATAATCAAAATAAGCGTTGCCGCCCGTAAACAATGTATTGTTGTCAAAAACGGCGTTTACCGTCACCGAGTTTTCGTTGACGTTTTGATTAAATGAAAATGAAAGTGGATTATTTAAAAGATTCGAAACCTTGCCAAGTCCAGTGGCTTCGGCGTATAGATTTAATCCAGTTGCGTGAGTGATAACTTCTCCGGTCGTAAAATACTGCCCGCCTCTTACTGTTGCGTCAACACTGATTGTATCGAAATCTTGTTCGATAGATGAAGTTCTGTCTACCGATATCGTGGTTACTGGAGTATAGCTACTTGCGCCGTCTGTAAAAATATAATTTTCACTTATTCCGTAAGTAGAATTTACTCTGTCTATATTTTCAGATGTGCTTGTTAAAATTGGGTAAACGGTGTTGCCGCTATTTACAAACTGAGGCGTGATTCCTGTTCTCCAACCAGTTAATCCAGCTACATAATTTTTTGCATTATCGAAAGGATTTTGCCCGTTGTGAGAAATACCTTCAGCAGAAACCTCGTGCGTCATCGTCGAGGTTCCATCTTCGTTCATTTGGAAGTTGAAAGTCTCTTGCGGATTTATTACGCCAACAGTTCCAGAAAAATTATCGTAGTTTGAAAGGCCGATAGAATAATCAACCACGCGGGAAAAAGTATTTTCTTCAAAATTTATAGACTCAACCCGACAGCCCGAAAATACAATTACATCAGAAGATTCTTCTTCTACTTCTAAAGTTTTGAATCCAGTTGCAAAAGCTCGTGCGATTTCTTCTGATTTAGCAACAATTCCAGTGAAAGTTGTTCCAGTTATTTGCCCGTTTAAAGAAATTTGATTCTGTTGGGACACTCTTACTCCGCCCTCAGTAGAGATCGAGTCACTAGAAAACGTCAAAAACGGAGTCGGCTGACCCGCGAAAACATTAGAACCGTTGTATTTAATTACAGTGCTCATGAAGGTAGTTGGCTAGACGATTTCAAGAAAGTGTGATAATCACCAGCTAATTTGTCATCAAAGCTGGCGGCAGTAAATCCTACCTCAAAGTTTAAAGTCATTGTTCCGTCAGAATTAAAAGTATAATTTACATTTTGAACAAACATTTCTCTTAATATTGTATTGTCTATTTCTGATGGAAGTCTAAGCATTTGTTCAATTGCTCTATCAAACATATAACTTAATTGAGTACCTACATTTGGAACATTTAATAAATAATTTCCATTTCTTATTTTTTGGGCGGATACAGTTATTGATCTCGTTCCTAATTGAGTTTGTTGGGCGTAGGGTAATTCTTGTATTATCTCTTTAAATCCGGGTACTAGCTGGGTGGTTCTTTGTAAAGTCGGAGCAGTGTCTTGCACTTCAACCGTGCATTTATTTATGCCGTGAGTTGTTTGATCGGCATCCGACAAATATTCTCCGTTCACTACATACTGGCACGAATAACCGACTTGTGAACCGTTTCTTGGATACTCAATTGAAAAGTTAGTTCTTTGTTGTATGTCTCCGTTTGTGGTTCCATCAAATATTATAACGGCGTGGTTGGAGAAGTTCGTAGAATATAGCCAGTTTGAATTGTGATCAATTCCAAAAGTACGTATTCTCGCGGGCGCGTTTGTGTTAACCATGTTTTTGATCGCCGTTATAGCGTCGAACCCAGTGGTTTTATTTCCGTATGGCCTGAAGCTTCCGTTTTCTGTAATTGTTATGCTTCCACCAAGCTTATCTTCGCTCAAGGCTTGTGTGAATTCATGAATTCCAGAG